GTTGCATCTGAAATGTTTCTGGATTCTTCTCAGAAATATGATTCAGTTGCATCACATTCAAAAGAATTAAATTATCTTCCTATTTCAAATAGATCATCTGTTGCGTTTCTTGATTTGACATTTGAAACAACTGGTATTAATGGTCCTCTTACAATTCCAAAAGGAACTAGATTTTCTGGTTCAAATTCAAATGATTCTTTTGAGTTTGTTACTAATGAAGTAAATGTTATTACATCTGCAAATGATACTTACTCTATTTCAAATGTTGAAGTACTAGAAGGTTCATTTTTTCAAGATTCTTTCATATATGATTCAACAGATGAAACACAAGTTTTAAGATTATCAAATGAAAATATAGATGTTAATACTCTTACGATTACAGTAATAGAGAACAATGGTGCTAATACATTTAATTACACAAGAGCAGAAAATCTTCTTGGTATAAACAAAAACTCACAGGTATTTTTCTTACAACCATCTGATAATAATAGATATGAAATTGTTTTTGGTAATGATATTTTTGGAAGAAAACCACAAAACTTTGCCACTATAGAAGCAGACTACATTGTAAACAATGGCAAAGATTCCAATGGTATTTCAGATATCTCTCTTGTTGATGATTTAGGACCAATAAACTCTGGTGAAGTTAATACTGTAACTTCAACAGTAGTTACTAATTCAGCAGATGGTGCTTATCAAGAAACTATAGATGATGTTAAATTTAGAGCACCAAGATTTTTTGCTACACAACAAAGAGCAGTTGCATCAAATGATTATTCTGCTTTAGTTTTAGCTAGATTTGGTGGTGCACTATCAGATGTTAATGTTTACGGTGGTCAAGAAGTAGAACCTAAACAATATGGTAAAGTTTTACTTTCATTAAAACCAGCATCAGGAACAATTGCTCCAGATTTTCTAAAGAACGATGTTCTTAATTATCTATTAGATTATATTGCTCTTCCAAATAGAGTTGTTTTTGTCGATCCAGATTTCTTTTACATTCACGTTATATCAACAGTTCAACTTAATACAGTAACATCATTAAAATCTGTATCTGATATTGATGCATTAGTAACTCAAGATATACTAGATTTTGGAACTGATACATTATCAAAATTTGATAATGATTTTAGATATAGTAAATTTGTTACATCAATTGATGCTGTTGATGAAAACATTACAAGTAATGACACACAAGTAAGATTGCTTTCAAGACAAACACCAAAAGTAAATGAAAAAGTAAGTTTTGTTATAAACTACAACAATGAATTAGAAGCAAGAAAAACTTTATGCACAGGATATACACATAATTCTGTTGTTCTAACAACAACACAATTTACATATCTTGATGATGATGATAACGAAATAGAATTTGCTCAAATAAAAGATGATGGTAATGGTAATTTAGAAGTTTATAAAGAAATTTCTGGACAATTAGTTACAATTAAATCTAATATAGGATCAATAAATTATACTACAGGTGAAGTAGAAGTTGATAATATTAAAATAAAGGGATATGATCAATATATCTCATTCTTAGTTAATACTAAAAATAAGGATGTTATTTCTTCTCAAAATATGATTTTACTTATTGATAATTCTAATGTTAATGTAAATGTAATAGAAACAGTAAAGTAATATGGAATTTTCAATAGAAACAAAAATATCAAACTTTATTGAAAATCAATTCCCTTCTTTTTATAGAGAAGAAGGGCCTACTTTCATATTGTTTATGAAAGCATATTTTGAGTGGATGGAATCTAATGGAAATCCAATTTACCATTCAAGAAATCTTTTAAACTATGGCGATATTGATAATACCATAGATGATTTTTTAGTTCATTTTGAGAAAAAATATTTATTTGGTGTTCCATTTGAGACTGTTGTAAATAAAAGATTTATGATAAAGCATGTCTTAGATGCTTATAGATCAAAATCTAGTATACAGGGTCATAAATTATTATTTAAACTTCTTTATAATTTAGATTCAAAAATATATATTCCTGGCAGAGATATATTAAAACCGTCTGATGGAACTTGGAAAGAACCAAAATATTTAGAGGTTACTGATAATGGGAATTTGAATGATTTGGTTGGTAAAGAAATTGAAGGTTCTGAATCAGGAACTCTTGCAGTAGTAGAATCTTTTGTAAAAGAATCTTTTGATTCTGATATTATTAACACATTGTTTATTTCAAACATTACACCAAAAAATCAAGACTTTACAATTGGTGAAGCAATTGTTCTAAAAGGACAAGTATCAAATACTTCCGCTATTACATCTGCACCTATTTTAAAAGGCTCTTTGAATGGTCTACAAATAATTAATGGTGGACAAAATTTTAAAGTAGGTAATATATTAAAAATAGTCAAAAGAGATATTACAAATAATAATATTATTTCTTTTGGTCAAAATGGGTTATTAAGAGTTTCAGAATTAGGTAGAGGTTTCGGATCTATAAATTTTGATATTTTATCTGGTGGATTTGGTTATCTTTCAAATGCTGCTGTGTTTATATATAATGACCCCAATGATACAACAGGATCTGGTGCCAATTTTAGTTTGGATCAGTTAACAAATCAACAAGTTATTACATATAATACAGATGTAATATGTAATTATTCTAATCTACAATTAGATGCAGTAGCATTTGGATTTCCTGCAGATGAAACTGCCAATTTAACTTCTAATGTAGGAACTGCTTTTTCTTTTGAATCTGGAACCTTTGGAACTATATCCACATTAACAAATATAACAACTGGTAATGGGTATACAAATTCTGTAATCACTTTTGTTAGATCACATCTACTTTCTAACGGTCTTCCTGGAACCATATCATATAATACAACTTCTAATACAATATCAGGAACTTCTACTATATTTGATTCTATTTTTGAAGCTAACGATGTTATTCAAATTCAATCAAATTCTTCTTTAGATTATACACAAGAATTACAAGTAATTAAAGAGGTAACAAATAGCACTCAAATAATTCTTTATGGACCACCACAAAATAATTCCACAGCAAGTTCAGTTTATAGGTCAGCACCAACTATTCTTCCAGCAAATTTTGCTCCATATGAAACTATAATGGTGAGACCCGATGAAACTTTAAATGGTGAAAATGAAAATATTAGAGGACCTTCAGTATCAGGTAATGCTGTTATAACAGCAGTTTCAGTTATTGATTCTGGTAAATCTTATTTAAACGGTGAAACTGTAGATTTATATTTACAGGGTGGATTGAGTAATGTTGTAATTAGTTCTGGTGGATCTGGTTATCAAAATAACGAATTAGTTATTTTTTCTGGAGGAGGAACACCAGATACAGCAAATGCAGTTGTAGGAACTGATAGTAACGGTGTTGTAACTTCAGTTGTTTATAGCGATAGGGGTTCAGGATATCAAACAACACCAACACTTACAGTGAGAACTTCTAATGGAACTGGTGCATCATTGTCTGTAGATATAACAGAATTTAACACTGCAAGTCTTGTTGAAAGTAAAGTTACTAAAGGTGGTGTTGGTGTTGGTAGAGGTTTTTGGTCAACAACAAGAAGTCATATAAGTTCTGATAAATTTATACAAGATAGTTATTTTTATCAAGATTTTTCTTATCAGATAAAAGTTCAAAAAATACTTGCTAAATACAAAGATATAATAAAAGATACATTTCATTCTGCCGGTTCTGAATTGTTTGGAGAGTTTGAACTTATACAAGATGTAAGTTCTAATATAGAATTATTACATAGTAGTAATACAGCTGTAAAATCTTTTGATTATACTTCAGATTCTAGTATTTTACTAGCTGATAATAATGTTGTTACTGTGGACAGTTATACTTTCTTTGCTACTGCTGACAGAACTTATACGGTTGATAGAATGTTACCATTAGCAGATTTTGTTTCTTAATTTAGGAGTCATAAGAAGTGGCAAAACAAACAATAGGAATAGGCACAACAGCGAATGACGGAACTGGTGATCCGTTACGAGATGCTTTTGATAAAGTAAATGATAACTTTGATGAAGTTTATTCTGCCTTTACTTTTGCATCCAATAATGCAACAGTTGCAAATAATGTTTTAATTGGAAATTCTACTGTAAATTCTGTCGCAAATAGCACTACAGTTTCAATTTCTAACTCTACATCAGAAGTTACAGCAACTTCTGGTTCAATTTTAGTTGGAAATTCTACTGTAAATTCTGTCGCAAATAGTTCAAATATAGTAGTATCTAATTCTACATCATCTATTACTGTTTCAGAGGGAACAATTGCTGTTGGTAACTCTACAGTAAACACCACAGCAAATAGTTCTCTTGTAAATGCTACATCTGTGTCAGTAAATAGTAATACTGGATTGACTTTAGGAACATCTGATACAAGTGCTAATGGATTTACTTATCTCCCCAATGGTCTTATTATTCAATATGGTAGCGTTGATGCTAACACAACTGTAGGTGATATTACTTTTGCTAATGTTTTCCCAACAGGATTATATTCGCTTACAGTAACAACAAATATTGCTGGTGCATATGATTCAACATATCAATCTATTGTTATTGCATCAAACACTTCTACTGCAAATGTAAGAACTGCAAATGTAACAACAAAATCAGTAAGTTATACTGCAATAGGTAAATAATGTCAAAAATTCTACCTGAATTTAAACAAAATTTAATACAAGATATTTTAGAAAGTATTGAAGCAAATGTTTCTCATTATTATGCTTTTGCTTCACATCCACTAGAATATTCTAATGGTATACCAACAGCAGTTGATAGTGATTATGATACTTCTTTCATAAATTCTTGGTTAATGCTATTTGGTAAACAACTTTCAAATACAGATATAGTTCCAGTTATTAAAAATAATTCTTGGTCAGCAAATACTATATATGAAAGATATGATAATACATCAAATACATTATTTACAAATACAAATTATTATACTATCACATCTCCAGATGTTCCTGGTGGATATTATCATATTTACAAATGTATTGATAATGCTAATAATGCTAACTCTACTGTAAATCCAAGTTCTATATCTACTCCCACACAACAAACATCATTTCAAACTGCAGATAATTATATCTGGAGATATATTTCATCTATATCCACAACAAACTATGATAGGTTTGCAACAACAGATTATGTTCCTCTATTTACTAATTCGAGTATAGTTGCAGCTGCTGGAAATAATGCTGGTGTGGAAGTTATTGTGATTGCAAACAATGGTGTTGGGTATGATAGGCATTCTAATGGTACTGTGCAGGCAGTTATTAATACTTCAACAATACAAGTTCAATCTAATACTATAGGTGATAGTTTTCATTATGATACTTGTGGGATATATTTAATAAACAATACAGTTTCTACATCTCAGTTATTAAAAGTGGATACTTTTACATCTAATGCTTCTGGTAAGTTTGTTAAATTTACTTCTTCTGCAAATACTAATAACATAACTCCTGGTGTAACTTTATATTCTATTGCTCCTGATATTGTTATAGAATCTGATGGTGATATAGCACCAACAGCATTTTGTAATATTAATGCTTCTTCAAATTCTATTCACAGCGTAACAGTTTTAACCAAAGGAACTTTTGTTTCTTGGGCGAATGTATCAATAGATAGTCCAGCTGGTTCTGGTGCAATTTTATATCCTATTATAAATCCTCCTGGTGGTCACGGTTCAAGTCCAGAAAATGAATTGAATGTTCAAGGTTTAGGAATTAACTTTAAATTTTCAAATAACGAATCAAATACAATAGTAACATCAAATACACTTTACAATAAGATAGGTATTGTAAAAGATGTTTATTATTTGGATTCTGATTTTTCAAAAGGAAATGTATACACTACTAGTACTTTTGATCAAGTATTAAAAGCAAATGTAACACCAGCACATACTTTTGTTACAGGTGAAAAAATTAAAGGTGCTAACAGTAAAGCAGTTGGTTATGTAGTATTTTCTAATTCTACTCAGGTTTATGTTGCTGGTGATAAAGATTTTCAAGAAGGAGAATCTGTTACAAATGCAGCAGGAAGCAACACTACAACAATTCAGACAATAAATGAAACTGGTGATATTTATTATAAAGATTTAGTTCCTTTTTATACACAAAGTATAAATAATGTAAATCGTTCAAACAATCAAAATGAAGCATATAAGCTGATTATTAAGTTATAATAGGAAGAAATAAATATGTCATCTTTAAAAACAAATTTTAATGTTTCACCATATTTTGATGATTATGATGAAAATAAAGATTTTTATAAAGTTTTGTTTAGACCTTCTGTTGCTGTCCAAGCAAGAGAATTAACACAACTCCAAACAATTTTACAAAAACAAATTGAAAGATTTGGTAATCATGTTTTCAAAGATGGTTCTATTGTTGATGGTGTTGGCATTAACTATATTCCAAATGCTTCTTATATTTTATTATCCGATCAATTAGATGGTAATGGATTGAATACAAACACTAATTTGTTGATAAGTGAACTAAATGAAAATTATATTGTTACTAATGGTACAGATGCCAATGCAGCAAGAGCATCTATTTCTCTAGCAAAGAATGGTATTGTTAGCAATGCACCTGAAACTAATAGATTATATATAAAATATTATTATACAGGTAAAGATAGTTCTAATAATGATGTATCAAAATTTTCTTCTGGGGATAAAATTTATATCTATAATGAAAATCAGGGAAATTTTGCAAACTTAGATTCTAATAATCTTTTTGATACTATTACATCTATTACTTCCAATTCTACTGTTAATGCTACTGGAACCTCTTACTTAATTCAAACAACTGAAGGTATCATATTCCAAAAGGGATACTTTTCAGCTGTAGAAAAACAGATAATTACTGTAAAAGATTTTGACGCAAATGTAGCTGGTTATGTTATTGGTTTTGATACAACAGAAAGTGTTGTAAATGACCAAGAAGATTTAACTTTAACAGACAACGCTTTAGGTTATCCTAATGAAAATGCACCAGGAGCATTTCGTTTAAAATTAAAACCAACATTAGTTTCTAAATTAGCATCCGATTCTTCTAATAGTAAAAATTTCTTTACTATAGTTAGTTTCGATGACACGATACCAGTAGAACAACGAACAGATCCAGAATATAATACTCTACAACAGTCTCTTTCTAGAAGAACTTTTGAAGAATCAGGAAATTATGTTACTAAACCTTTTATAATAGAAGCTACGAATAATAATTCAAATAGTTCTAATTTTTATTATACTGTTAGTTCTGGCGTTGCCTATGTTAGAGGGAATAGAGTTGAAAAACTAACTAACACTTTATTAGAGGCAACAAAAGGAACTTCAACACAATTTATTCAAAATAAATTAGTAACAGCTAATTATGGAAACTATATAATTTGTAATGAATTCTTAGGAACTTTTGATGTTGAGCAAAATAAAGAAATAGAGTTATACGATGAGGCACAAACTTCTTTATCAGATTATGAAGGAGTCAATGTTGCTCCAATTGGAAATTTGATTGGATATGCTAATGTAAGAGCAGTTTCTTTTATAGACGGAACTAAAGGTCTTCCAGACGCTAGATATTATGTTTATTTGTTTAATATTAGGATGAATTCTGGTAAAACTTTTTCTTCAGATGTTAAAAGCATATTTTTAAATAGTGGTACTTTTGGTAATGCAAAAGCTGACATTATTTTAGAAAATGGTGTAGCAGTTATTAAAGATTCTGATAGAAAAAGTTTGATTTTTGATACTGGTTTAGATGCTGTAAAAAGATTGACTAATAATACTGGCATTGGAGACACACTTTATACATATAATCAAATTAAAAGTTCTACAATTTCTTCAGCTGGGTCTATTAACATAACTTTAGATACTGCAGCTGCAGGTGCTTCTTTAGAAAGATTAAATTATGGAATAGGATCTTTAAATTTAAACTCTATAGATCAATTTGATATATATTTAGGTGCAAATGTTTATACTGCTAATTTAACAGGAGATATAGATATATCTCCTGGAACTACAACAATTAATGCTAACACTGCAACAGACTTTGAAAATGAATTAGAAGTTGGTTCTTTGATTTATGTTTATGATGGTGCTCAACCAAGAATTAGACGTGTTGTTTCTATTGCAAACTCTTCTCAGATAGAAATTGATAATCCAATCAGCACTACAAATAATAGTGCAGATTATGCTAAATATTATGTAGAGGGATCTCCTCTTCCTCTTACATCTGTCACTGTAAACTCTAATACTAATTTTGTTGCTGAAACTGGCTTAACTTTACCAGCAGGCCCTCATACTGTTTATGCTTCATATCAGGTTAATAGAAATGAAGCCATATCTATCCCTAAATTAATTAGAAAAGGTAGGTATGTTAAAATTGATTGTGCTACTAATTCTGCAGGTTCGATAGGGCCTTGGGATTTAGGATTTACTGATATACATAAAATAAAAAATATTTATGTTGGTACTACCTATAGTTTAACAAATCCTAATAGAATAACTTGGTTTAATTTAGATAATGGACAAAGAGATTCTTTTTATGATCATGGAAAATTAGAAGTAAAGCCACAATATTCATCTAAAATTGATTCTACTACAAAATTGTTAATTGAGTTAGATTATTTTGTTGCTAATACTGATGCTTCTGTTGGATTTTTTTCAGTAGAATCTTATCCTATCGATGATGCTAACACATCTAATACTAATTCTATTCAAACTATTGAAATTCCAAAATATGATGGGAAAGATTTAAGAAATTATATTGATTTTAGAATTAGAAAACATAACACAGCTACAGATTCAATAACAGAAGCTTCTGCATCTGAAAATCCAGCAGTTTCAAATTCTTCTTTTGATGTGCCCTCTTCAGGCCAACATACTATAATACCAGATGAAAATTTCATAGCTGATTTTGAATATTTTCTACCAAGATATGATGTTATTACATTAGATTCTTCAGGAAATTTCGGGGTTATAGAAGGTCAAGCAAAAATAAACCCACAAATTCCTTTTACTGAAAATGATCAAACTTTAGTTGCTCAATCTTTTGTTCCACCATATCCATCTCCAACTAAAAGACAGTTTGATATTTATAAAGATATTCCATTTATAAGAGTATCATTAAAAACTAATAGACGATATACTATGAAAGATATAGGAACTTTAGATAAAAGATTAAAAAGAGTTGAATATTATACAGTACTAAATGCTTTAGAACAAGAGGCTAAAAATTTAACAGTACCAGATGCAAATGGTTTAGATAGATTTAAAAATGGTATTTTTGTTGATCCATTTAACTCTCACAATTTAGGTCAAATTTCTGATTTTGAATATAAAATTTCTATAGATAAAGACGAAACTGTCGCAAGACCATTTTTTATATCTCATGATGCAGATTTGCAATTTTCAAATACAGATTCAACAAATGTACAAAGAACAGGAAAAGTAATAACACTTCCTTTCACAGAAGAAGTGTTTATATCTCAAAAATTTGCAACAAAATTTAGAAATGCTTCCGAAAGTTTTTGGGCTTGGACTGGAGATTTGGATTTATTTCCAAGTGAAGATTTTTGGAGAGACGAAGAAGTATTACCAAATGTTAACATAGATTTGGATATTGCAGCACCCTTTGAATCTTTTGCTGATAGTCCATTTGGAACTGTTTTTGGAGATTGGAGAACTTTATCTACTTCTAGCACATCTTCAACTCAAACACAAGGTCAAACACAAACAACTACTACTACTACTACTACTCAACAAGAAAGAACAGTAACTGATTTAGAAGTTAACACATTTACTGAACAGTTTGAAATAGGTTCTTATGTTAAAGATGTTTCAATAAATCCTTATATTAGATCTAGATTGGTAGCGTTTGTTTGTAATTTTTTAAAACCTAACACAAGAATTCATGCTCATTTTGATGAAATTAATGTTGATGCTCATTGCATTCCAGGGGTTCTGTCAGGTTTAGCCACAGCACCAGAAGGAAGAGAAGATAGAGTTGTGAGGCCACTCTCAGATTCTATTTTTGGAGATGCTTTATTTTCAGATGAAAATGGATTTTTGTGCGGTTTATTTAGAATTCCTGCAGAAACATTTAGAACAGGAGACAGACTTTTTCAATTAAGTAATGTAGAAGATTTGACTATTGGTAGAGATGCTATTTTAACAATGAATAGGGCTGTGTATACAGCAGATTCAATATCTGTTACTAGAGAAACTACTAATTTAAATATTAGACAGCCTATTTTATTTTATGAAACAACAACTGATACCAGAACTCAAACAGATGTTTCAACAAGTGTTGTAGTTTTACCAAGACCTACTTTTGACGGTGGTGATGGTGCTGATGCTGATGCTGATGCTGATGCTGATGCTGATGCTGGTGATTGTGATCCTATTGGACAATCTTTTATTGTATCAAATTCTCCAGACGGAAGTTCTGCCTCTTTTATATCTTCTCTAGGTGTTTATTTTAGAAGTAAGGATGATACATTAGGTGTAACATGCTTTATTTGTCAAAATTCAGACGATGGGTCACCAGATACAAGTAAAATTTTTGCTAAAAGTCATTTATCTTCTTCAGAAGTTTTAACATCTGAAACTGGTCTAACTGAAACCAGATTTATTTTTGACTATCCTATTTGTATTCTTAATAGTAAATCATATTCTTTTGTTATTCAGCCTGATGGAAATAGTCCAGAATATGAAATATGGACTTGTGAAACTGGAGATTTTGATATTAACACTGATGAACAAGTATTCTCAAATCCATATATTGGTGTTATGTTTGTATCAGCTAACCTTCGTAATTGGACTGAATTTCAGAAAGAAGATATTAAATTTAATATATATAGGGCCATATTTAGTCCTTTAAATGGTAGTGCTGTATTTAAAAATGAAGATGATGAATTTTTAACAATTGATGGATTCACAAGAAGTAATACTGAAGTTGGTTTGGATGTTGGTGATATAGTTTATACTGTGAACTCCTCCGTAGATATTTCAAATTCTGAAAGTGTAGTTTCTAACACATTGAACGATAAAGTTTATGGAAGAATACAATACTTTAATGAAGTGAATGGTGAAATTTGGCTAGATTCTTCTACTGCTAATACAACATCTTATTTTTCAAATACTGTAAATCCAACAGTAGCAATTTATAGAATTGTTGATCCTGCAAATACTAGTCAATCGAATGCTACAACTTTGATAACATGGGGTAATGTTATTAGTGTAGATGATTTATCATATCATACTGTTGTTCCTAAGTTTGGTGTAACAACACCTAGTAAGACTTTTATGAGTTATAATATAAAAGGAACATCAAATTCTGATGTCGTTGATGTTGAGTATACTATCGTTGAAAATGATAAAGATTATGAGTTTAATGATTATGAAAGAAAGATTTATTCTAGATCTAATGAAATAAATCAAGTTTCTGGTGATAAAACTCTTGAATATAAATTAAATCTAACATCTTCATCAAAATATGTTTCTCCTGTTATAAATTTAGGAAGAAAAAATAGTCTTTTTGTTGAGAATATAATAAACAATGATTATTGGGATGAAAATACTAGATATGGTAATTCTTTGAGTAGATACATATCTAAGAAAGTTATTCTTGAAGATGGACAAGAAGCAGAGGATTTAGAAGTTTATTTAACTGCTTATAAACCAACTGCTACAAATATTAAAGTTTATGGTAAATTTTTAAATAATCAAGATGGTGAAGAATTCAATACAAAAACTTGGACAGAATTAGAATATGTAGATGGTGGTGAGAATATATTTTCATCAGACACAAATACTAAAAATTTCATTGAATATAAATTCAAAGTCCCCTCAAAGAGAAAGTCTTATTTAACATTAGACAACAATACAGTTGTAGAAGGTGAAACTGCAACTCAAGGAACAAATGAAGGTATAGTATCTTTTGCAGATGGTAATAATGTTATAGTTGAAATGAATAGTGGTATTTTAGATACTGGATCTGTTACATTTTCTATATCTGGTGCTTTAAATATTGTAGAGTCTGAAATTAGAAGTGCTTTTGCTAATACAGGAACATCTACTCCTGTAACATTATCTGGAGCTGTATCTTGTTCTTCTGATAACAATAATTTGTCTGCTACAGAATTTTCATTCAGTGCTAATACTAATGTAGATAATGTAAATGATGTTATTGCCATTTTAGATGCTAATACTTATTTTGAAGTGGGCGATCCACTAATATATAGTGCAAATGGCGGAACAGACTTGACTAATTTAATTACAGGAGGTAAATATTATGTAAGTTTTAGCAATGCTTCTCATATTGCTGTTGCTGAAACTAGATCTGGTGCAAATATAGATTTAACTGCAAGTAGTCTTACAGAAGATCATCATTTTACAGGAACATTTTTCTCTGAAGACTTCACTCCTGGTGATAAAATTAGAATCGAAACGTCTGATGATATATTCTCAATAAAATCTGTAATAAGCGTTACCAATAATACATCTATGACATTAGATACTGGGTTCACACAAAGTAATTCTATTTCAACATATTATATATTTAATTCTGGTGTTGGTGATGGAATAGTAGAGTATGAAAATTCTGATTCTTCTAGATTTGTTGGATTTAAAGAGTTTGCTATTAAGATTGTATTATTAAGCTCAAACCCTATTCGAGTTCCAATGTTAGAAGATGTTAGAGCAATAGCATTACAAATATGAGTGTTTTT